AAGAAAAGAGGCAATGGAGGCAGAGCTTAATAAGCCTGTCACTGCACCTTTGACTGCAAAACCTATGAACACTAAAACCGAGGATGAGAAGGTAGGACGTGCATCCAACTCTTATAAAAAGTCCTTCTGGAATGCTATGAGAGCAAAAACGGTTCGTCCTGATGTTGCCGATGCACTTAGAGTAGGTTCTGACCCTGAAGGTGGATACCTTGTACCTGATGAGTACGAAAAGACCCTTGTAGAAGGTCTTGAAGAGGAAAACATCTTTAGAAAGATTGCAAAGGTAATCACTACGTCTTCTGGTGATAGAAAAATTCCTGTTGTTGCATCTAAGGGTACTGCATCTTGGGTGGACGAGGAAGGTCTTATCCCTGAAAGCGATGATGCATTCACTCAGGTATCTATCGGTGCGTACAAACTTGGTACTACGATTAAGGTATCTGAAGAGCTTTTGAACGATTCCGTGTTTGACCTTGAGTCTTACATTTCTAAGGAGTTTGCAAGACGAATTGGTAGCCGTGAGGAAGATGCGTTCTTCAATGGTGACGGTGTTGGTAAGCCTATCGGTATCTTCAATGCAACGGGTGGTGCAGATGTGGGTGTAACTACTGCGAGTGCAACTGCTATCACTGCCGATGAACTTATCGACCTTTTCTATTCCCTTAAAGCACCTTATAGAAAGAATGCCGTATGGGTTCTTAACGATGCAACCATTAAGGCAATCAGAAAACTTAAGGACAACAACGGTAACTACTTGTGGCAGCCTGCACTTACTGCTAATACGCCCGATACCATTCTTGGTAAGCCTGTATTCACTTCGAGCTATGTTCCTACCATTGCGGCAGGTGCAAAGACTATCGCATTCGGTGATTTCTCTTACTATTGGGTAGCTGATAGACAGTCTCGTAGTTTCAAGAAGCTTACTGAACTTTACGCTGCAACTGGTCAGGTCGGCTTTGTTGCTACTCAAAGAGTGGACGGTAAACTTATCCTTTCTGAGGCAATCAAGGTACTTGCACAGAAGGAGTAATCAAATAGGAGGTGGCAGTTATGATGGCTAGAGATTTACTTGCAAGGGTGAAAGAAAATTTAATCATTACATTCAATGACGATGACAGTCTTATTCTCGGTTTCATAACTGCCGCCATATCCTATGCGGAAAGTTATCAACACTTAACCGAAGGCACATACAAGCACTTCCCAATGCCGCCTACCACACAACAAGCTGTCATTATGCTAGCATCCTACTTTTACGAATCTCGTGATGGTAGTACGGGTGGGTTCTTTGCTAACTCACCTCAAGCAGCAGACCAAGTGTGGAAGACGGTAAATATCTTATTGCGACTAGATAAGCGTTGGGAGGTGTAGGTATGGCTTTGGGACAAATGAATAAACCTGCATTGCTCTGCGAAAAGGTGTTTGTGACCGATTCTGAGGGCTTTTCTACGCCCAACGTTTGCATTTTAGCCAACCTTCGAGTGTTTGTTGAAGGACGTCACGGAAGCGAAAGGTGGGCGAATTTGGCGGCTTTTAGCGAGGCAACCGAACTGTTCCGTTTCAGGAAAATACCTAACCTTAAAATCACAACTAAGCAATACATCATTTTTGAAGATGAAGAGTACAATATCCTTTCGGTTGAGGACATCAAAGGAAGGAATATGTATATTGAAGTTTTGGCAAAAAAGGTGGTGGCATCGGGTGGCTAAATGTATTTGCAAATTGCCTGAAGACTTACTTAAAAAGCTCTCAAAACTAGGCAGCAAAATGGATGACGTTAGTGAAGTTGTGCTTGAGGCTGGCGGTGAGGTTGTTTTGGATAAAGTTAAAAGCAATCTTGAAAGCGTACTAAGTGGTGAATCTACAGGTGAACTTGTAGGTTCGCTTGGCTTAACCAAAGTTAGAGTTGGCAAGGATGGTAATCACAACATCAAGGTTGGTTTTGCCGAGCCAAGAAAAGATGGTAAGTCAAACGCTATGATAGCCAATATCCTTGAGTATGGCAAAAGCGGACAAGAGGCTCGACCTTTTCTTAAACCTGCAAAGAAGCAATCAAAGAAAGCGTGCATAGATGTTATGACACGAAAACTTGAGGAGGAGCTAGATAAGATATGAGTATTTTAGCAGATGTGAAATTGCTGTTTGAACCACTAGACTTGCCTATTGAAACGGGCGTGTATAAAGGTGATGCAGTGGACTCTTATATCGTTCTTGTTCCTATGTCGGACGGGTTCGTTCTTCATGCGGATAACGTGCCAAACGGTGAGGTGCAAGAGCTACGAATTTCACTTTATTCAAAGAGCAATTATAGGAAAATAACAAACCAAATCGTGAAACTTCTTTTAGAAGCAGATTTTACGATTACTGACCGAAGATATATCGGTTACGAAACTGAAACAGGATACTACCACTATGTGGTAGACACCGAAAAAAATTACGAACTGGAGGATTAAAAATTATGGCAACAATCGGTCTTGATAAACTGTATTATGCAAAAATTACCGAAGCTGAAAATGGTGATGAAACCTATGGTACTCCCATTCAGCTTGCTAAGGCTATCTCGGCAGACCTTTCGGTAGAACTTGCTGAGGCTACTCTTTATGCTGACGATGGTACGGCAGAAGTGGCAAAGGAATTCAAATCAGGTACTCTTTCGCTTGGTATTGATGATATCGGCAACGTGGCAGCATCCGACCTTACGGGAGCAACCATTGATAAAAACAATGTAGTGGTTTCCGCATCAGAGGATAACGGTTCACCTGTAGCCATTGGTTTTAGAGCTAAGAAAGCAAACGGTAAGTATCGTTATTTTTGGCTTTATAGGGTTGTGTTCGGTATCCCTGCTACAAACCTTGCTACAAAGGGTGACAGTATCACTTTCTCTACACCGACCATTGAAGGAACGGTTCTTCGTAGAAACAAAGCAGATACTCGTGGTAAACATCCTTGGAAGGCAGAGGTTACCGAAGGCGATACTACAAGCACAACTACAATTACCAATTGGTACAAAGAGGTTTACGAACCTACTTATTCAACTACGACTACAGGAGGTAGCAACTAATGAGTGCAGATAGAACAGCAACTATTACTATTGGCGGTGAGGAATATACGCTTATCCTTACTACGAAGGCAACAAAGGAAATCGCAGGAAGATACGGTGGTCTTGAAAATCTTGGTGATAAGCTCATGAAGAGTGAGAACTTTGAACTTGCGATTGGTGAAATCGTATGGCTTATTACCGTTCTTGCAAATCAGTCTATCCTTATTCACAACCTTACAAACAAGGATAATCAGAAGGAACTTTTAACCGAGGATAAGGTGGAACTTTTGACAACGCCTTTCGACCTTGCTACCTATAAAGCAGCAATTACCGAGGCTCTTTATAAAGGCACAAAACGAAATATTGCAAGTGAGACTAGCGAAAAAAACGCACAAGTCGGGTAAGTGACGAAGAGTTATTTACTCGACTTTTATATTACGGCTTAGCACATCTCCACCTTTCGCAGGATGAGGTGTGGTTTATGCCTTTCGGTCTACTCCTTGACCTTTGGGAATGCCATAAACAATTTAACGGAATGGCAAAGCCTAGAGTGGAAAGAGATATAGACGATATTATCCCGTATGGAATTTAACAACAAGGAGGTGAGGTAAATGGCAGACAATTTCGGATTAAAAATCGGTCTTGAAGGCGAAAAAGAGTTCAAAGCGGCACTTGCTGAAATAAACCAACAGTTCAAAGTTCTAGGCTCGGAAATGCGACTTGTCGAGTCAGAGTTCGGTAAGAACAACACCTCCGTAGAAGGCTTGACTGCACGAAATCAAGTCTTAAGCAAGGAAATTGAAGCACAAAAGCAACGCATCGAGGTTTTAAGACAAGCGTTAGCCAATGCAACCGAGTCTTTTGGTGAAACGGATAAAAGAACACAAGCATGGCAGATCCAACTGAACAACGCTCAAGCTGAACTAAACAATATGCAGCGTGAGCTAGACCAAAATAATGATGCTTTGGAACGAGCTGCGGATGGTCTTGATGATGCCGAAAAAGAAGCTGACGATTTTGGTGATGAGGTTGAAGATGCAGGAAAACAAAGTGAAGATGCAGGTGGCAAGTTCGATGGTCTTGGTACTACTTGTAAAGCAGTAGCAGCCACGCTTGCTGCCGCCTTCGCTGCCGTATCTGCCGCAGCTATTTCTGCAGGTAAAGCACTTGTAGATATGACAACTGAAGGTGCGGCTTATGCTGATACAGTCTTAACCGAGTCAACAGTTACAGGCATTGCAACCGACAAACTCCAAGAATATATGTACGCTGCCGAACTTGTGGATGTTTCTACTGAAACCTTAACCAAGTCAATGGCAAAGCAGATAAAGAGTATGAAAGCCGTTCAAGACGGAACAAAACTCTCTGCCGAGGCATACGAAAAACTTGGTGTTGAGGTCTTGAATGCAGACGGTAGTCTTCGTGATAGTGATACGGTCTATTGGGAGGTTATCGATGCGTTAGGAAAACTAGAAAATGAAACCGAGCGTGATGCTTTAGGTATGCAAATTCTAGGTAAATCGGCACAGGAACTTAATCCGCTTATTGAAGCAGGTGCAGAGAGAATGAAAGAACTCGGCAACCAAGCAAGAGAGGCAGGATATGTTGTCGGTGACGATATGCTTAATGCTTACGGTGCTCTCGATGACCAAATTCAATATCTTAACGTTGGAACTACGGCAGCAAAGAATGCTCTAGGCACAGTACTTTTACCAATTCTTACTGACCTTGCAACAGACGGTGTTGACCTTCTTGGTGAGTTCACGAACGGAATTCTAGCAGCCAATGGTGACATAGGTGCGATGTCTGATGTCATCGGTGATATCTTACCGAAAGCACTCGATATGGTTATGGCGTATGTGCCTGAACTGTTAGAAATGATAGGAGAGGTTGTTGGTTCGTTAGGTCAAGCAATAGTGGATAATTTACCTATTATTGTTGATTCAGCAACGCAAATAATCTTCTCAATTCTAAATGGTCTGATAGCAGGTTTACCAAAAATAGCAGACGGTGCTTTGCAGCTCGTTTTAGGACTAGTTGACGGAATACTAGCACAGTTGCCGTTGCTAATTAAAGTGGCGGCAGAGGTCATTGTTACGCTTGCAAACGGCATCGCAAAGTCCATACCGAAACTTATACCAACGCTTGTCAAAGTGGTAGTGGAGGTATGCACAACTCTAGTTAAAAATTTGCCTTTAATTTTAGATGCGGCACTTCAACTTATTATGGGTCTTGCTCAAGGTATCCTTGATGCCATTCCTGTTTTAATTGAGGCTCTGCCTGAACTTATCCAAGCAATTCTTGATTTTATCATTGATGCAATACCTCAAATTATAGACGCAGGAATTCAGCTTTTGACATCCCTTGTCGATGCTTTGCCTGTTATTATTGCAGCCATTGTAGAGGTAATTCCACAGATTATTTCAAGCATTATAGAGGCGGTGCTTACTGCAATTCCAATGATTGTTGAAGCAGGTATCGAGCTTTTGACTTCGCTTATTGATGCTTTGCCGACCATTATTTTGACGATAGTGGAGGCTATTCCTCAAATTATCGAAGGCATCATTACTGCGGTTATAGCAGCTATTCCTCAAATTATAGAGGCAGGTATTACGCTTCTTACATCTTTGGTAGGTGCATTGCCTGATATTATAATCGGCATTATTGAGGCAATACCTGAAATTATAAACGGAATTATAAATGCGTTACTCGACAACATCGGTCTTTTGATACAGGCAGGTGTTGAACTGTTTATGGCGTTGATTACAAATCTCCCAACCATAATCATTGAGCTTGTAAAAGCAGTACCTCAAATCTTATCTGCATTGATAGAGGCTTTTGGTAAAGGAATCGGCTCTTTTGTAGATATCGGTGCGAATCTTGTAAAAGGCTTGTGGGAAGGTATACAAAGTCTTGCTACATGGCTTTGGGATAAGGTTTCAAGTTGGGCTAGTGACCTTTGGGATGGTATTTGTGATTTCTTTGGTATCCATTCACCGTCAAGAAAAATGGCGTGGATCGGTGACATGATGATGGAAGGTTTGGCAGGTGGTATTGACGAGTCTGCAGGACTTGCAATTAAGTCTGCTACCGATATGACAGACGATTTGAACTCCGTGTTTAATGATTTGTCGGCAGACCTTACGACTGCCTTACCCGAAGCAATAGATGTTAACGCAGTGAAATCAACAAGCCTTGATGGTGTGAAAAACGGAGGTGCTAGTGGCTTTGTGCTGCAACTTAGCATTGGTACTTTCAATAACTACACAAACGAGGATATTACTGAACTTACAAACGAAATAATGCAAACTGCAGGAGCATTTATGAAACGCAAGGAGGTGTTGTTGGGATGAATTATTTTGTTTATAACGGTGTTCGTTCTACCGATATGGGAGTGCGAATTATGTCGAAAAATGTATTCTCTGCACCCAAGTATGACTTGACCTTTCAAGCAATACCAGGAAGAAATGGTGACCTAATCAATCCGAATGGTCGCTTTCCTAATGTAACGGTGAGTTATACTTGTTTCCTTCCTGCAAAAAGCATAAGTGAGCTTGCAGAGAAAATAATGAGTTTGAAGGCTTGGCTTTATACCGAACCCGATAGATACCACATCTTGACGGATAGTTATGACACGTGCTTTCAACGCAAAGCAGTCTTTAATAACAAACTTGATATTGCTGATGAGATAAATAAAATCGGTACATTCACCGTGAATTTTTCTTGTCAGCCTTTTAGGTTTTCTATTGCAGGACAAAAGAAAAGTAGCCACACGGCTACGAGTTTTTCACTTACAAATCCTTATCCTTTCACTGCCAAACCATATCTAAAAATAAGTGGTAGTGGAAGCGGAAGAGTTATTGTTCAGTCGAGTTCGTATAACGCAATATGGTCATTCTTAGATATTGACGAGTATGTTGAATGCGACTCTGAAATGATGAACTTTTATAAGGATACAATTCTTAAAAATGACACGGTTGAGGGTGACGGTTTTCCACTTTTACATCAAGGTAAGAACACCATTACTTTTGACGGTGGAATTACAAAAGTCGAAATTATACCGAGGTGGGTGAGCATATGATTCCAATTCTTTATAAAGAAGATACAACTAACTTTTCTACCTATGGTATTGGCACTTTGACGGATACGATTTCTTGTGAAGTGACCGAAGAGCGAAACGGTGTATATGAGTGCGTGATTAAGTATCCTGTAACAGGTGTGCATTTTGGTGAGATTACAAAGGAAAGGCTTATAAAAGCAAAGCCCAATGACACATCGAATCCTCAAGCATTCCGCATTTACAGGATAACAACACCACTTAATGGCATCGTGAAAATCCATGCACAACACATCTCGTATGACCTTATAGGAATTCCTGTGCCGATTTGTTCAACAGCACCTATGATGCCGCAGTTACTTGTGGATCAGTTATTTGCATCGGCACTTGTTCCTCACAACTTTACATTCAAAACCGAATATACGCTGCCTCAAAGGTGTGAAATCGCAAAACCTAAGAACTTAAGAGCAGTGCTTGGTGGTTCAGGTGGTTCTGTTCTTGATGTGTGGGGTGGTGAGTTTGAATGGGATAACTTTGAGGTTATTCATCACAAGGAACGTGGTGCAAATAACGGTGTTGTCATCGAGTATGGAAAGAACCTAACCAAGCTAGAACAAGATAGCGATATTAGTGAAATCTACACCGACCTTTTGCCTTATGCAGTGTCTACGGATGAAGAAGGAGTGGAAACGGTAGTTACACTTGTTGAACAGACTCTACCGATTACCAAAACAACGCTAAAACAAAAGAAGATACTCATTAAGGACTTTACCGACTCATTTGAAATGGGTGAAAGTATACATCACAACGAGCTAAGGTTAAAGGCGAAAGATTATATATCCAACAACCCACTTGGCGTGGAAACACCGTCACTTACGATTTCCTTTGCAGCTCTTTGGAAACAACCTGAATATCCTGCGTTACTTGAGCGTGTTTCTCTTTGCGACACAGTAATGGTAAAGCATATTGATTATGGCGTTTCGGTGAAACAAAAGGTCATTAAAACGGTCTATGATTCGTTGCTTGAAAGGTATATATCTATCACGCTTGGTGCAGTTAAGTCTAACTTTATAAACGAGGTATCTAGCACCAAAGTGGCAATGCAAACTGTAACGCAAACAGTGGATAGAATGCCTACGCTAGTAAATGCTGCAATCAATAACGCAACAAAGCTCATTACAGGTCAAAAAGGCGGTTATGTCATTCTCAACGGTGATAGCGAAACAAGTATGCCTTATGAGTTGCTTGTTTTAGACCAACCGAATATTGCTGATGCAGTTAATGTATGGCGTTGGAACGTTGGTGGACTTGGCTTTTCATCTAATGGCTATAATGGTCCTTACGAAACGGCTATCACATCAGACGGTCAAATTGTAGCGGACTTTATTACCACAGGCACACTTTTAGCAGACATCATAAAGGCAGGAATTATCTCTTCTAAAGACGGTTCTTCCTATTGGAATATCGATACGGGTGAGGTGGTAATTAAAGCCTATGCAACAAGTGATGCTCTAAATAAAGCAGTAGAAGGGCTTGAAGGTAGCATTGAAAAGGTGGAAACAACCTTCACTCAAAGAGCAACGAGCATTGAGGCAAGAGTAACTACCAACGAAACAAACATCTCATCCTTAACCGTATCGGTTGGTAAGGTGGAAACGAGGGTAAGCACTGCCGAAGGTAATCTCTCTTCGCTTACAACCGATGTTAGTGGAATTAAAACCCGTGTATCTAGTGTGGAAGGTGACGTGTCAACCATCGAGCAAAATGTGTCTAGCATAACTACAAGAGTGGCAAATGCTGAAGGAGATATCTCTTCCCTTGAAACAAGCGTTAGTGGTATTTCCACAAGGGTATCTACGGCTGAAGGAAACATATCTAGCCTTACGCAAACGGTAAATGGCTTTAACACTAGAATTTCTACGACTGAGGGTAATATCTCAACCATTTCTCAAAGTGTATCAAGCCTTACAACACGCATAGCTACTGCAGAGGGAGATATTTCAACTCTTGAGCAAACAACAAGTTCACTTTCTGCAACAGTAGCCACAAAAGTTGGTAGCGAAGGTGGTAGCACTTCGTCATTCGGTTGGAGTTTGACGAGTAGTGGTTTTTACCTTTATTCCAATAGCTCAACCGTTATGTCCGTCACAAGTTCAGGTCTTTCGGTGAGTGGTTCAATTACTGCGACATCAGGAACGATAGGTGGCTTTACCATTGGATCTACCAAACTATACAAGACCAAAACTGCTTATAACAACACAACTGCAGGTGTTTATCTTGGAACGGACGGTATTGGACTAGGTGCAGGAACTTTCTATGTAACCTCGGCAGGATATCTTTATGCGACAAGTGGCAAAATCGGTGGTATGAGCTTAAACGCAAGTCAGATGTATTCTGACAACTTTATTTTAGGTACTGTTTACGATGCAAACGACTCTTCAAAATCCTTTACCACGCTTTCTTTTGGTTCTACGGACGGCACAACCTTTACGGCTACAACCGTTCTTACGAATAGTGGATGTTATATGTATTCCTTGTCTAGCGATTACATTTATTGTGGTGTTATTCGTGCAATGTCCATAAGAGCAGATGCAGGTGTAAGTTCAACCACAGGTTTCTATTTTGGTTATTCGGGTGGTTCTGTTACTTACAGTGCAAAGCTTTCATGGAGTGGACAGATGCTTTACTTGAAGATTTATAACGAGGACGGAGTTCAAACTGCTCTTACTGAGGCAAAGACATTCGTTGTTCATTATGCCTGTATTTGGGGTGGAGATACCACTTGGAATGCTACTGTATCAAAAGGTTCAAGCTCCACATCCATTGACACGAATGCCTTTTGGGGTATTGATTATGCAACCTTTAACTATTCAAGCTCAAACAAGTCGCAGCACACCTACTATTTCACGATATCGGGAACTAGTGCTGCTACAACGATTACTGCTAGAGGACATATTGTGCCGTGGAGTGATAATACCTACGATTTAGGTTCTGCCGCTTATAAATGGCGTAATATTTACGGACAAGCAGGTGTGGTTAACACTTCTGATAGAAACGAGAAATTTGACATTCTTCCAATGGCAGAGGTGTACGGACAAATCTTTGATAGACTTCTTCCTGTTACCTTCAAGTATGTAGATAATTCCAATGAAAGAACGCATATAGGTCTTGTAGCCCAGGATGTAAAAGATGCAATCTTGGATGTGGGACTTACTACAAAAGAGTTCGCAGGATATTGCGAGTGGAAGAACGAGGACGAAACTATCGGTTGTGGTCTTAGATACAGTGAGTTTGTTGCTATCAACATTTACGAAATTCAAAAATTAAAAGCTCGTGTAAAAGAGCTAGAAGAAAAATTAAAAACGGAGGAAACAAACAATGAAACTTAAAGACATTTTAGTGGCAAACGAGCCTTTGAAACGCTTATGCGATAAGAGGCTTGTAAACTACAAGAAGATGCGAGAACTTGCCAAATTATATAGGGCGGTTAAGCAAGAGGTGGAGTTCTACTCAGTAGAGGAAAAGAAAGCAGTTGATATCTATGCAGAATTAGATAAAAACGGCACACCTATTTTTCTTGAAGATGGTAGGCTTCGCTTAAAGGATATGGAGTCCAAGATTGCTTTTGAAAAGGAAATCGAAAAGCTCCGTGATACCGAGGTTGACGGCATTGAACCGATTATTCTTTGTGAGAAGGATTTTCGTTCAGAGGACGATTTGCCTACGGTAAATGAAATGCTAGCTCTTGAACCGCTTGTGGTATTCGAGGACTAAAGGAGGAAGAATTATGGGTGAAACTATTGTAACCATCGCATCGATTATCACTGCCATAGGCGTAATTTTCGGTGTCATTTTTGCCATCTATAAATGGTACTTAAAGCAAGAAAAGCAGGATAAGGACATCAAGATAATCAAGGAGGAGCAGTTCCTTCTTACTCAAGGTGTCCTTGCTTGCCTTAAAGGTCTACAAGAGCAAGGCTGTGACGGACCTGTAACAATTGCAATAAAGCAACTAGAAAACCACATCAACAAACAAGCACATAAATAATAGGAGGAATTATCATGAACGAAATTTTAATGAACATCATATCTGTTTTAGTAACTGCGGTTATTTTGCCGCTTATCTCTTTTGCAGGCTCGAAGCTGATTACTTGGCTTAACACCAAGATTAAAGACGAGAACGGTAAAATTCAGCTTACAGTAGCCACCACAATCGTCACGAATGCCGTTAGAAGCGTCTTTCAAACTTATGTGGACACTCTTAAGAAGAACGGTACATTCGACCTAGAAAGCCAAAAAATCGCCCTTACAAAGGCAAAGGACGAGGCTCTTGCTCAAATGACTGATGATATCAAGGAATACATAACCAAGAACTATGGTGACCTTGAGGCTTGGCTTACTACGCAGATTGAGGCAACAATTAATATCTTAAAGAATAAGTAACGAACTATCCCACTTAGTCAATACGGCTTGGTGGGATTTTTTTATTGCAAAAATTCTCTGCATATATGGCTAATGGGTAGAAAAATTCATGTTTTTATGGTATAATAGTTAAAACATCAAAGAAAAAGGATAAGTTATGGATAATCTTGTATGTTCTTTTTTTGGTCACAGGGACGTTGAAATCACACCTGAATTGACTGAAAGAACCACAAAGGAAATAAAAAACGCCATTGTCGAAGGTTGTCGAATTTTCTACTTTGGTGGCTATAGTGATTTTGATAGCTTGTGCTATTCCATTGTTACACAAATCAAAGAGCAAAGACCTGAGTTAGAGCTGCAAAGAATATATTGTGTCTCTCAAGAAAGATACCTACGTAAAAAAGTGAGGTATTTCAACAGGAGCGATTATGATGATGTCATTTATCTAATGCCTTCTTTCGAGGGTTGGTATAAAAGTATTTATTACCGAAACTGTGCCATGATAGACAACAGTGACTACATTATTTTCTATTGCGAAGAAAATCCAAATTCAGGTGCTTATAAAGCTTATAAATACGCTCTAAAGCATAAGAAATCAATAGCAAATTTATTTAGAAAGTTAGATTAAGCAGAGGAGGTGTTGCCATGCCATTAAGAATAATTAGAAATGACTTGTTACAGATGGAGGTTGATGCCATTGTTAATCCTACCGATAGTAAATTATCGGGTTCGGGTAGTATTGATTTAAGAATCCATCAAGCAGGAAAAGAAGAATTAAAAAAAGAACTACTTAGCATTGGTAAATGTGACATAGGTGATGCCATATTAACTAACGCATACAATATGTCATGCAGATATATCATTCACACAGTAGGTCCGATATGGAACGGTGATTCTAAAGCATTTAAAGTCCTTGAAAGTTGTTATAGGAATTGTTTGGAGTTGGCAATATCACAAGACATAGAAAGCATTGCGTTCCCTTTGATAGCCACAGGTTCATTTGGGTTTCCTACAGACAAAGCTATTCAAATTGCTATCAATACCATTAATTCGTTTTTACTTGACTACGATTTAGACGTATATTTAGTTGTTTATAACAGTGAGGCGTTTGGTATTTCCAAAAAGCTAGTAGAGGATGTTAAATCTTACATAGAAGACGATGTTGAAGAAGACGAAAGAATAAAGTTTATTCAAGAATTGTTATCTTACTATGAATTTAATGAAACTCCACTTGCTAAAAAAATAGTTGGAAAGATAAAAGTAAGTGATGCCATTGAAACTTCATTTAAGTGTTGTGCTCCAATGGCGGCGGATTTTTGCGAAAGTATAGAGGAAGGTAGCTTAGAGGATCTAATTCCTGAGCTTGATAAAATTAAATGGACAAATGAGGACTCCTTTACATATAAGTTGTTCAAGATAATTGATGACAACAATCTTAAAGACTCAGATGTATATAACGCAGCTGGTATTAGTAAAATGGTGTTCTCTAACATTAGAAAAGGCATAATTCCTAAAAAGAAAACCGTATTCCAACTTTGCTTGACTCTTCCAATAGGAATTACACAAGCTACCGATTTGTTGGCTAGTGCAGGATATACTTTCGTATTAAGCGATAAATTTGAGAAGACCATAAAGAAAATTATTGAGGCGAAAAACACGAAGAAACTTACCCGAATAGATGTCATTGATTTGATACTTTATGAGTTAGGATTACCCGTATTTAACAACGCTTATTAAAAGTAAATTTAGACTTTACCATTTAATTGAAATAAAATGATATACTCTCCTTGTAAAACAAACGAGGAGGGTATTTTTTATGACCAGAACAATTAAAGTAACAGGAAAAAGTAATGTCCAAGCAACCCCAGACTATACAAGAATTAGTCTTTCTATTTCAGACACGTTGGAAGAATACGATTCATGTTTGGCAAAATCCGTTGAGGATATGAACATTATCGTAGAGTGCATCAAGGCATTTGGTTTTGAGAGAAAAGAACTAAAGACATCGGGTTTTGAAATAAATAGAAAGACCGAGGGCTACCGTGACAAAAACAATGATTGGAAATATCGTTTTATTGGGTATGAATACACGCAAAATCTCAATTTCACTTTCAAGAACGATAACCAAAGATTAGGACAAATTCTCTATGCATTGGCTCACTTGTCTATCATCCCTGAAATCAATATCTCTTATTTTTGTAGTGATGTAGAAACAATCAAGAATCAACTGTTAGAACTTGCAATAAAAGATGCCAAGAAAAAGGCAGAAATCTTAACAAATGCATCAGGAGTAAAGTTGTGTGAAATTATCGACATTGACTACTCTTGGATAAATGTTTCGTTTGAAACTGATGACATGAAATTTTGCAAGCCAATGATGTTTGAAGAATGTTGTGATGCTGCTCCGTCATATAATGTTGATTTTGAACCCGATGATGTTTCGACAAGTGATAGTGTAAGAATAACATTTAGAATCGAGTAAAAGGTGTAAAAATGGATAAAAAGAAAATCGAAGAAATAGTAACAAAAGTGGTAGCATATTTAGAAACATTGCCTCTAGGAACAGAAATTTCTACATGGCAAGCAACAAAAGAAGGTTATGGAATCAAAGATTTAGAAGATTGTGATTTCTTTGGAATAGATAAGCAAGTAAGAGTGGCTGCAAAAAAGGTTGGATTGAAATTGGACAGTTCAAAGTACAACAATTGTGAGGTCGGATTGCCTTTCAACATTCCGTTTGTAATAAGAAAGAAGTAGGAGGTACACGAATGATTGGTGCAATTATTGGTGATATCGTTGGCTCAAGATTTGAGTTTAACAATATAAAAACGAAGAAATTTTATTTATTTGATAAGAAATGCTCTGTGACGGATGATTCTGTTATGAGCGTGGCAGTGGCGGATATGTGTTTGAATGGTTATGTTCCAAACAATAAGAAAATGATTATTCAGACATTCAAAAAATGGGGACAAAAATATCCTTACGCAGGTTATGGTTCTCGTTTTTATCATTGGGTTTTATCGGATGAATCTATGCCATACAACTCTTGTGGTAATGGCAGTGCGATGAGGATTTCTGCCATTGGTTTCTTTGCAAACACTGCGGAGGAAGTAGAACTTTATTCAAAAGCAGTAACTGAAGTAACGCACAACCATCCCGAAGGAATAAAAGGTGCTTATGTTACGTCTATGTGCATTTATCTTGCTAGAAAAGGTGCGTCGAAAAAAGAGATAAAAGAGTTTGTAGAAAAGTATTATGATATTGATTTTGACTATGAAACATTGAGAAGAACATATAAGCACGAGGCTGAAATTTGCCAAAATACTGTACCTCAAGCAATTTATTGTTTCTTGATTAGTAGCGGTTTTGAAGATTGTCTTAGAACTACGATTTCTATTGGTGGTGATTGCGATACTACGGCTGCTATTTCGTGTGCGATTGCAGAGGCATATTACGGTATCCCTAGCGAAATAATCGAACAAGTTATGGAATACATACCTGATGACATGAAAGAAATCATACTGAAATTTGACCGTCAAATGCTAGAATCCTCAATTAGTAGATATGGTAGAATTTTGAAATTTATTAAGCCATTGGAAGAGTATCCTGATAAACTTGCAAGATGGCAAGAGGGTGAAAGTAAAAAGGATAAAGACGGTAAAATCGTTTTAACTTTGGGCTTTCCAATCTACGAGTCTGATGTTGTTGAATTTATGGAGGCAGTTCGTTCGTTCTTTGTGTATGACTACGTCAAAGTAATTGAATCATATGGAATCAAATATGAAAATATTGATATTCACGCACTTGATTTAGCTAAGTATGATGACAAGTTGGTTTTGGCAATGCTTACTGCAATTATTCGCTCTGATAGAGTTAACGAAGGCTTGATTATGGATATGATAAAAAATGGTTCTATCTTAAAGTTGCTTTTAAGATTGCAAGATTTTGATGAACCATTGCTAAAAGAAGATATAATTACCAAAATTGATTATTCGTATAGTTGTTTTGGTGACTTTTCAAAGAATGAAGGTTTCGTAATCGATATTCTTTCAAAAGAAAAAGTTAGAATCGAATACAGTTCTCATAATATGGACGGTATAAAACCTGTTGTGGTTCTTGACGAGTCAGATTCCAAGACTTTGATAACCAAACTTTACAATTTGAACATTTTAGAGTGGCTAGAGGACTACGAACCAAAAGATATGATAGTTCTTGATGGCGAGTCTTGGCGAATGGAAATCGACACTTATAATTTAGGACATATCCATAAAGGTGGAAATAACGCCTTCCCACATAATTGGCATTCGTTTAGAAACTTTAGAAGATGGATTTTAAGTAAAATGAGAGTTTGATTAATAATGCAAGGAGACGAAAATGAGTGATAAGAAAATTACAATAGTGTATTCAGAGCCGGCGGATTATTTTCCAAAGAGCACAAGGAAGAAATATAAACTTGGGGAGTATGCAGAACAACCCACAAACGAACAGAAGAAACCTACGAAGAAAACACCAAAAAAGAAATAAGAAAAAGTTTTATATTACGAGCTGTAGCTTAACTGCTATGGCTCTTTTTTATGCCTTGAAAAAAATTTAAAAATTTCAAAACTTTTTCACCCGATTTGCTCTCGACTTCCCATTTGACTCTTGAAGGAGGCCGAGAGCTATGACAACAGAACAAAGAAATAAAATTTATGAATTACGAGAAGGTGGACTAGGATATAAGGCCATTGCTAAAGAATTATCCTTGTCACCAAGTGCGGTTAGATGTGTTTGCGATACCAAGAAAAAAGACGATGCCCCTGCAGGGGTTTGTAAGAATTGTGGAGTAAAAATAAGGTCTATCAAAGGCAAGAAAAAGCGATTGTTTTGCTCTGATAGATGCAGGATGATGTGGTGGAACAATCATAAAGACCAGGTCAACCGAAAAGCATATTATACCTTCATTTGCAAGGGTTGTGGCAAAGAGTTCAATTCTTACGGAAACAACCAAAGAACCTACTGTTCTATTGCGTGCTACTCCAAGTCAAGACGCAAGGAGGCGAATGGTAATGAAAGATAATATTATTCGTTTCTATATGGCACTTGCACCTCTTCAAGCAATGGAACGAAAAGGTATAATCACTCACGCTGAATTTCTCAAAGCGGAGGACTTTTTGGCTAAAAAATATTATCTAAAAAAACACAATATTTATAGGCAAAATGACTTGATAAATAATTCAAAAAGAGTGATATATATACTACCGCAAGAGGAGGTGCAAAATGATACAAAAAACGATAACGACAATAGAACCGTTACCACAGTTAGAAAGGTTGATTAGAGTTGCTGCTTATGCAAGAGTATCAAGCGGAAAAGATGCAATGCTACATTCCTTATCGGCTCAAATCACTTACTACCAAAACTACATCGTTTCACATCAAGGTTGGGAGTTTGCAGGGGTTTACGCAGATGAGGCTTTAACGGGAACAAAGGATAACCGAGAAGAGTTCCAAAGGCTTATTCAAGATTGCAAAGACGGAAAGATAGACCTAATCATTGTTAAGGCGATTTCAAGATTTGCAAGAAACACGGCAACATTGCTTGAAACGGTAAGGTTATTAAAAAGCCTTAAAGTGAACGTCTACTTTGAAGAACAAAACCTTTACACAATGAGTGCTGAAGGCGAGATGGTGCTTACATTCCTTGCTTCATTTGCTCAAGAAGAAAGCAGATCCGTAAGTGAGAATATGAAGTGGCGTATCAGAAAGGATTTTGAACAAGGGCTTATTTGGGGTTCAAAACCTCAACTTGGATATAGGGTTGTGGATAGACGCTTAGTTCTTGTTCCTGAAGAGGTTGACCTTGTGAAAAGGATATTCAGTCTTTACTTAGACGGTTATGGTTTCCAAGCAATAGCAAACATTCTTAACGCAGAAGGCTTAACAGGTATTCACGGAGTTAGGTGGTCGAAAATGACTGTTGACCACATTCTTAAAAACTACAATTACACAGGTGACCTGATATTGCAAAAGACTTTTAGAATTGACCACTTAAGCAAAAAGAAAAAGAAGAACAACGGTGAGGTAGACCAATTCCTAGTTGAAAATGCACACGAACCTATCATTTCCAAAGAAGACTTTATGCGTGTCCAAGAACTTATCGAACAACGAGCAAGGTACTTTAAGACCAAGAAGAAACCTAACACAATTCACCCTTTTACAGGAATAATAAAGTGTGGGATTTGCGGTAAGGGGTTCAGACGAAAAACGCAAAAGCCTCGCATATGGTGGGCTTGCAGCACATTCAACACACAAGGTAAAGACCATTGCAGTGGCAAGTCAATTCCTGAAGAAACGCTTATTGAAGAAACAAAAAAGGTTCTTGGCGTTGAGAGTGTAACGATAGACATTATAAAGAAAAAGCTAGACCACATCGAGGCATTTGACGGCAACAAGCTAGTGTTTTATTTGAAGAACGGCAAGGTTGTAGAAACCACATGGAAAGACCGTTCAAGAAGACAAAGTTGGACACCTGAAATGAAGGAAATTGCACGTCAAAGAGCTTTAGAACAACATCGCAGAAAGGAAGGTAAATAATATGGCAAAGGTTACAGTTATACCGTCAAAAGTTAATCCTATAACGCTAACACCGATAGGACAAGTAGTAAAGAGAAAGGTTGCTGCTTATGCTCGTGTTTCCACCGATAGCGATGAACAGTATTCTAGTTACGAAGCTCAAGTTACCTATTACACCAATTTCATAAAAGGTAAGCCGAATTGGGAGTTTGTAAAGGTATACGCAGACGAAGGCATTTCAGGAACAACCACAAAAAGACGTGACGATTTCAATGAAATGATTGAAAAGGCATTAAACGGTGAGATAGACCTTATCATTACAAAATCAATATCCCGTTTTGCAAGAAACACCCTAGACACAATAACCTATGTTAGAAAGTTAAAAGCGGCAGGGGTTGAGGTTTATTTTGAAAAGGAAAACTTGTGGTCGCTTGACGATAAAACTGAGTTCTTGCTTACCATAATGGCATCCATAGCACAAGAAGAAAGTCGCAGTATTTCACAAAACGTCACACTTGGCAAGAGATGGAGTATGAAGGAAGGACGAGTTAGTTTCGCTTACAAGAATTTCTTAGGATACGACAAGGTGGATGGCAAGATAGTCATTAACGAAGAACAAGCGAAAATCGTAAGACTAATTTATATGATGTTTCTTAAGGAAGGTAAAACCTGCACAGGCATTGCAGAATACTTAAAAAGCGAAGGGATACCGACACCTTCGGGAAAGTCCTGCAATTGGACGAAGAACACAGTAACATCAATTCTTACCAACGAAAAATACAAGGGTGATGCACTTCTTCAAAAGACATATACCTTTGATTACCTTGAACACAAACTCGTACCAAACAAAGGTGAGTTGCCTCAATACTATGTTGAAAATAATCACCCTGCAATTATAGACCGAGATGTTTGGGAAATGGTGCAAACGGAAATGATGCGTAGGTCAATGCTTGGTGCTGCTTATTCAGCAAGCTCGATATTCGTTTCCAAGTTGGTGTGCGGAGACTGCGGAAGACCTTATGGTAAAAAGAAATGGCACTCTACGGACAAGTACACAAAGGAAATCTACCGTTGCAATGACAAATACAACAAGAGCCACGCACAATGCCAAACACCAACGCTTACCGAAGAAGAAATAAAGGAAAAGTTCATCAGAGCCTACAACCTTGTGATGTGCGATAAGCAGCAAGTAATAAACGATACTTTGGCAGTCATTGAAATGCTTATGGGAACGAACGAGCTAGACCTTGAAATTGCGGAACGCCAAGCAAGGATAGACGAGATAAGCAAAGCCGTGTCTGTGATGGTAAAAGAAAACGCAAGAACGGTTCAAGACCAAATTGAGTTCGCTAGAAGATACGATGACCTTACCAAGCAGTATGAAGAACACAAAGCAGCACTTGATAAGGCAGTAAAAGAAAAAGCCTACAAGACAGGCAAAGCAACTCAAATGAGAGCAAGTCTTGAGACTATGAAAAAGGCTGATGATTACCTTGAAGAATGGTCGGATGAAATGTGGATATTGCTTGTTGAATCGGCAACGGTTAATCGAGATAATACCATCACATTTACCTTTATTAACGGACAAGAAGTCAGAGTCTAAAAAGGTGGACTTTTCGGGACTTTTGTGGTAAAATAATGCCAAGCAGTCATGAATGCTTATAGTCAAAGACTATCATCCAATCGTGAGTTTGGATCGTGGACAGCGATAGTGCCTAGGACCACGTTAAAAGGCTAGTGCACATTTCGGTAACGGAAGCAGTTACACACCTCCTGCAAAGTCGGGAGGTTTTTCTTTTGCCAATTTTCAAAACACATAGCATTATAGGTGGAAATATTCATAATTTTGTGGTATAATAGGTTGAACGATAAATAAGCATTTGACGGAGGGGGTATTTCTATGAAATCTTTTGTTTGTAGTTTGTGTCATAATGGCATACTCGGGGGAGGTTTATACCTCGATAGTCAGTCGCTTACTTACAAGACAAACAAGCTTACAGTTGACCAAAGATATAGGAATTTGGTTTTACCGTTGCAGGAAATAAAAGAAATTTCTTGGAAGTGGATAATATTTCCCGTTGCAACAGTTGAAATGAAAAACGGTGAACTATATAAATTCATTATATTCAATAAATCACGCTTTGAAAAATGGTTTCAAGAATATTCTCACTAAATACAAAGTGACAACTTCCAATTTGTAGGGGTGCGTACACACCCTAGCAGGGGTGCGTAAAAATACGGACAAGGGTGCGTGAATTTCCTATAAGGGTGCGTAATTGTATCAAAATAGGTAATGGCACACATTTAAGAACGTTAGGTTTGATACAATGTATCAAGCCTTTTTTCATGCTTTAATAGGGGTTCGAGTCTCCTATGTATTGTGTATTAGATATGATTATTCATCAATTAATGGTGTTTTTATAA